ATATGGGACATTCCAGATTGAAATATCAAATGACTGCTGGGGATTCTCCGCTGTGGAATGTCTTAACAATCTCATAAATCATCCAGAAAACATCGCCCGCAAGCCCCGCTGGACGGAGCAGGAGGTGGAGAGGGCAAAGGCTATCAGACTGCTATACCCAGAGGCAGACAGCCTCAATGAATGTGACCCTTACATTAAGGTGTTTAACAACAAATTTGTTATTGCAACGTTAGATACGGCGCTGTTCCCCTCCCTCTGTCCCGGCGAATCCGTCAAACTGGACGAGATTTGTGGCAACATCCACGACGGGGAGGGCGGACAGCGTGAGGAGGGATAACCCTTGAACAAGTTCCGGGAGAGATTGAAGAAGTTGAGGGAGAAGGAAGGGACACAGCCCTGTGTTCTGGCGGAGTTATGTGGCATCAGCAAGAACTCAATTTTGAGATATGAGCGGGATGGAGTGATTCCTGAAATAGTATCTGTTGTAAAAATAGCAGACCATTTCAATGTATCTGTGGATTACTTGCTAGGAAGAACAGACGATCCAAAAGCAATGTAACTTTTCATTATTTCACAGAAAAAGTTGCTGTGATTCCCTCGTGAGGGAATCGGAGAGCATGGTATATGCGAAAATGGGAGTGTGGGAGCGTGTGCCCCTGCGCTCCCATTCCCCTTCCTCCTTCACACGGATGGGGTGGCGTCGGTGCATCTGCCGCCACCCCCTCTGTGTGCAATATGCCGCCGGTCGAACACCACTCCACATTTCGGGGCATGAGGGGCCGCACCCCTCTGGCGGCGAATGACGGTGGAAAGACACTATACCGGGTAGCCTAGAGCGTCTGACGGCCCCGGAGAAGGGTAACGACGCCCGCCTGTCATGGAGGCGGGCGGTGGCACCAAAAAGGTGAAAATATGGATTTGATGCAGGGTGACTGCCTGGAATTACTAAAAGATATACCGAATGGAAGCGTGGATATGGTGCTCACTGACCCGCCATACGGTATTGATTATCAATCACAACGGAAAAAGAAAAAGTCAGAATGGACGCCGAAAATCAAAAATGACAAGCGTCCATTTATAGAGTTCATCCCACTTATTAAGCAGTTTCTAAAGCCTGACGGATGTGTGATGGTTTTCACTAGATGGGACGTTCAGCAGAAATTCATTGATGCAATGAATAGCAGCGGCCTAAAAGTGAAAAATGTTCTGATTTGGGATAAAGAAATTCACGGGATGGGCGATCTGAAACATTCTTTTGCAAGCCGGTATGAATCAATTATTTTTAGCAGCGAGAAAGAATTTTTATTTAACGGGAAACGACCACAAGACATTATTAAAGTCCGTCGTGTCCTCCCAAACGAACTAAAGCACCCAAACGAGAAACCCGTTGAACTCCTTGAACAATTGATCGAAAAGTGCACAAAGCGGAACTGTGTTGTTTTAGACCCGTTTATGGGCAGTGGTACAACTGGCGTTGCCTGCGTCAACACGGGCCGAAAGTTTATCGGCATGGAGTTAGACACAGGATACTTTGATATTGCAAAGCAGCGCATCGAGGGAGCAAAAAAGCAGAATATGATGTAACACCGCGCAGCGGATTACATACAGGCCCGCGGAAAGCCTGACCAAACCAGCAACATACCCCGCAAGGGGTATCTATGCCCCCAAAAGCGCACGAGCTGGAGAGGGCAAAAAAGCCGCCCCCGGAGGGGCGGCAGGATTAGCTCAGAATTTCTTTCAGTTTGTCCAAATTCCCGGCATTGGGGCTGACCTTGCCGCTCTCCCAGCGGGATATCACGGCCTGGTTAACGTCCATCGCATCCGCAAGCTGGGCTTGAGTCAAGCCTTTGGACTTCCTGGCAGCCGCAATATCAAACTCGACAGACGCAAGCGGGCGCTTGCCTTTACCGGCAAAATAGCCTAACTGCCAAGCCCCCTGCATTTCAAGGGGCTGGAACTTTTCAGACCCTCCCTCCACGGGCGGGTCAATGCTGGTGATCTCGCAAAGCGCCTCGGCAACCTGCCGGTCGAGATCCCCTTTAAGGAGGCCAAGCCGGTGAGCGTCGGAAATGACTCTGGCGAGTGCTGTATACGGACGCTGAGCGGAAAGGGTGAGATCCCCTCCGATCTCCTGCGGATATGCCGCCGCGTTGAGCCGACCGAACACCCAGCCAAACACGTATGCTTCTCTGTTTGTCATCAGCAACCGACCTCCTTGAAATAACGGTATTCCATTTCGTCATAAACATTGACCTTGATCTTAACCTTGCTGTCAGGATACTGGGAGGCATAACGAGCGGCACAATCCTCGGCTCCCTTCTTGTCGTCCATATAAGCACCCATCATCCAGCCGTCTTTGCAAACGCAATATTCATAGTGTTTCATGACTTTACCTCCTATATTGTTCCTTTTACTTTTTATGACTTAATTATATCATAAAATATGATATTGTCAATACATATTTTGAAAAATATTTGCCGCCCCGCAGTTGCAGGAGACGGGGGTGGCTATCAACCCACACGGGTGTATCGCTTAATAGGCTGTGACGGCTGGCCGTATCCGAGCCAGAGCTCGACAGTAGGCGGCGATGGTGTACTCCTTTGAGGGCCATATATATAACCCCTACGGGGTTAATATATTGGCCCTCAAAGGGAGTGGGTGTTTGGCGTGATTTAGACTCTACTTGGGCGAGAGGTGGTGAGCCCGTTATGCTAAATTTTGAAAATTTAGACAAGACTGTATTTGCGGGGATTCCACCATACGGTATCCCGGAGATTCAGTCAGAACATATCGATATCCGGCATCTGGAATGGATACCGTTCAATTACGCTAAGACAGCCAAAAACCGGAAAAGTAAAGGCATCCACTTTTATTTGGATGATTACCAGTTCAACAGACTTTGGAACCGGCCAGATGACTACATCTCGTTGCTATCTGCTTTTGGGGCAGTATGTACACCGGATTTCTCGCAGTATACCGATATGCCAGTTGCCATGCGCATTTATAACCACTACCGAAAGCACTGGATGGGCGCATATTGGCAGATGCACGGTATCCGTGTGATACCAACAATCTGTTGGAGCACACCGGATAGTTTTGACTGGTGCTTTGCCGGCGAACCACGCAATGCAATCATTAGTATTTCCAGTGTCGGGACAAAGGCGAGGCCAGAAACGCAAGAAGCCTTCGCCGTTGGGTGTAGGCGGGCTATTGAGGTGCTGAAACCATCTGAAATTCTATGGTATGGGCAATGCCCGGAAGAGTTTGACTGGAATGTGGTACGAATAAAACCTCACTATGAGGACGTTGTCGGGAGGCGAAAGAATGGGCGGAAGAGGTAGCGCTGGAGGCGACAGAGGGAAGATTGCATCATTCCCCAAACTTGTCGGCAGCGAAAAGCAGATAGCGTGGGCAACAGATATTAGGAACCAGGCATATACAAACTTGGATACGATTGAACGAAACGCAAGGAAAGTATTCACTGACGGCGGGAGAATGGATACAGGTATTTCAGTGAAATCTGTTGAAACTGTTCGCCGAGAAATTACTTATGTTTTCCAGAACCAAGCCAATGCGAAAACGCTTATCGATTCAAGAGGTACGTTTTCTTTTGGCACTCTTGACCGGATGGTTAGAGAAGAAGAAAGAACAGGATTCATATCAGAGGCGCAGAAGAAAAGAAGAAAAAGGTAAGACGAGGTGGTGATTTGTGCCTGCACGGCTCACGGATAAGCAGCAACGGTTTGTTGCGGAATATTTGGTAGATTTAAACGCAACGCAGGCGGCAATCCGGGCCGGATATAGCGCAAAAAACGCGGATAAGATAGGGAGCCAGTTACTAGGCAAAACTAGAGTTTCTGAGGCAATACAAGCAGGGAAAACAGCTAGAATCGAGAGAACAGAGATTACACAGGATTATGTGTTAAGAAAGCTCAAAGAGATAGCTGATTGCCCCGCATCAGACGCACAGGACAGTGATTTGAAATACTCCAGCAAAATAAAAGCACTTGAACTGTTAGGGAAACATGTGGGAGCGTTCGATGGAAAGGCGAACGGAGATGGAGATACGGAGGTTAAGGTGGTCATAGATGTCTGAGATTCGTTTATCGTCCGTCCTTGGACCTGCATTCCACCTACTGGCTCGTGACGTATTCCAACACGGACACACACACTATGATTTGTCTGGTGGCCGAGGCTCGCTTAAATCTTCCTGCGTTTCCCTGCTGGTGCCGCTTATCTTGCTGACCAATTCAAACACCCACGCCTTGGTACTTCGCAAAGTGGCGAACACCATCCGGGACAGCGTGTATGCACAATATCTATGGGCAATCGGAGAATTGGGTATGGCGGCGTACTGGGACGCTAAGGTTCAACCTATGGAGCTGATTTATAAGCCAACTGGGCAGAAAATCATGTTCCGGGGCGCTGATGACCCCATGAAAATAAAGTCCATTAAGGTTCCGTTCGGATATATCGCTGTAACACACTTTGAAGAAAAAGATCAGTTTTCCGGTCGGGCGGAGATTCGAACCATTTTACAATCTACCATGCGCGGCGGGTCGAAGTTCTGGAACTTTGAGAGCTACAATCCACCCATAAGCCGGGACAACTGGGCCAATAAGGATAGCTTGGAGGAAAGAGCAGACAGGCTGTGCCACAAGAGTACATACTTGGAAGCCCCACCGGGGTGGTTGGGGGCGCAGTTCCTAGCAGAAGCTGAACACTTGAAGACCACGGACGAGAGGGCCTATCGCCATGAATACTTGGGCGAAGCTGTCGGCACCGGCGGGAATGTATTTGAGAATCTGGAGTTGAGGGAAATCACGGACGAAGAGTTCGCTTCCTTTGACCGTATCTATCAAGGTGCGGACTGGGGCTGGTTCCCGGACCCATTTGCCTTTATCCGACTCCACTATGACCGGGCTAGAGAGACAATATACCTAATGGACGAGATATACCAAAATAAGCTGACCAACGAGGCGAGCGCAAAGTTGATCCTATCCAAAGGATACAAGGATGCTTACATTACCTGCGACAGCGCCGAGCCGAAGTCAGCGGCGGACTACCGGGCAATGGGGCTTCCGGCCAAGGAAGCAATCAAAGGCCCTGGAAGCGTGGAATATGGCATGAAGTGGCTCCAGCGGAGGAAGATTGTTATTGACCGCCGGAGGACACCAAACGCATATAACGAGTTTGTGAATTATGAGTATGAGCGAAATAAGGATGGAGAAATCATCAGCGGTTATCCTGATGAGAATAACCACCTGATTGACGCTACACGGTACGCTTTGGAACGAATATTCCGCAGGATGGGAGTAACAGCATGATGGAATGGAAAGATGCGATTAAGATAGTTGCGCTGATAGTGTTTGTCGCCGTACTTGCATTCTTAATAAAGTTACTTTTCTGGAAATTGGTGTTGGGGTAATAGCATGAACATTACCGAAAAACTAAAACAGCTCGGTTACTCCACCGTGCCAGAGGAGTTTTACCGCAAAGTACAGGAGTGGAAATCTTGGTATGTGGGCGACGTGAAGGGCTTCCACAGGTACAAGGTCAGAAACGGCACGAGCATGGTCAAATGCAAGCGCTTCACGCTTAACATGGGCAAGAAGATCCCGGAAGATTGGGCAAACCTTCTGATGAACGAGAAGGTGGAGATTACCATTGAGGGCCAGAGGGAACAGGAATTTGTTGACCATGTGCTCAAAGAAAACAACTTTCTGGTCAAGTCAAATGAAATGCAGGAGAAGGCATTCGCGCTCGGGACGGTGGCGTTTATTCCCCGTGTAGTGGGAATGAAGGCCACGGAAGAAGGCCCTGTTCCTGGTAGCGCTGACGGAATTGTGATGGATTATGTGACAGTAGAGCATATATGGCCGCTGGCGTGGCAGAACGGAATCATTACGGAGTGCGCCTTTGACAGCATCGTGACCGTCAACGGTGAGGATTATTGTTACCTCCAAATTCACCACAAAGTAGATGGCTTATACGATATTGAGAATCGCATCTATCATTACCGCAATAACAATGTGGATGCAGAACTGTCTTTGGCCGACATTCCAGGGTTTGAGGCAGTCCCTCCTGTGGTACATACCGGATCAGATCAGAGGCAGTTTGTTATTGACAGGCCTAATATTGCCAACAATTTTGACGATTCTCCGCTGGGGGTTTCTGTCTATGCAAACGCCATCGATGTTCTCAAAGGCGTAGATGTGGCCTATGATAGCTACGTCAATGAGTTCGTCCTTGGAAAAAAGCGCATCATGGTCAAGCCGTCTGCAACCAAAGACCTCGACGGAGAGCCATTTTTTGACCCGGACGACTTGGCTTACTATGTACTCCCGGAGGATGTAAGTGACGGTGCGGTCATCACGCCCATCGACATGACACTACGTACCCAGGAGCACAACACGGGCATCCAAGACCAACTGAATCTACTGTCCAGCAAGTGTGGCTTTGGAGAAAACCATTACCGCTTCGACCAGGGGAACATTACCACAGCCACCCAGGTCATCAGTGAAAACAGCACCATGTTCCGTACCATCAAGAAGCATGAAATCATTTTGGAACAGGCCATTACAGAGCTGTGTCATATCATTCTTCGGCTCGGTAATGCAGCCATGAACGCCGGTTTGGACGAAGAAGCTAAAGTGACTATTGATTTTGATGATTCCATTATTGAGGACAAGACCACGGAGCGAAATAATGACCGGCAGGACCTTGCGGCGGGCATTATGAACGACTGGGAGTACCGCATGAAGTGGTACAACGAGGACGAGGCTACGGCTAAGAAAATGCTGCCGAAGATGGAGGACATGACAACGGAAGGGGAGAACGAGATTGAATGAAATACCCATTCTCTCCCGAAGTTCTGGACTCTCTTCCAGAAGAATTGGCCGAGCTATACCGCAGTCTGGAAGCGACGCTCCTGGAGGAAATATGTTCTCGCCTGAAATTATCCGGCGAGCTGAACGAGGTCACGGTGCAGGATATACGGGCACTCCGCTCCCATGGCATTGACCTAAAGGGCATAGAAAAGGCCATCCAGAGCACCGCAAACATCAGCCAGCGGGACTTGCAAAAACTCTTGGACGACGTGGCGGAGCGGAACCAGCGGTACTACCAGGAGGTTATGGACATTGCGGGTGTAACGGCACCGGAAACACTGGTTAGCATCGAGGACACATGGGCTATCTACGAGCAGACCAAACAGACATTCCATAACATGACCGGATCTATGGGCTTTCTGGTGGACAACGGGCGGACGATGCTTCCCACGGCCAGGGCCTATCAATGGGCGCTGGATAACGCTGAAATGCAGATCACGAGCGGGGCCATCTCTTACAATCAGGCCATCAAAAGCGCCGTCAAACAGCTTGCGGATAGTGGTATCAAGATCGTGGATTATGAGAGCGGACACCGAGACCAAATCGACGTGGCAGCCCGCAGGGCGGTGATGACAGGCGTATCCCAGATCTGTGCCAAGTACACGGAGCAGAGTGCAGAGTATCTGGAAACACCTTATTTTGAAGTGTCCGCCCACATCGGGGCTCGGGACAAGGGTGTTGGCTGGCAAAACCACAAGGCATGGCAGGGCCGGGTGTACTCCGTAAGGACCAGGGACAAGTATCCGAGCATTTATGAGGTGTGCGGGCTTGGCTATGTGGACGGCTTGGAGGGTGCAAACTGCCGTCATATCAGGACTGCCTTTGCGGATTGTGTGATGGAGCGAACATATACCGACGAAGAACTTGCTCACATAGACGATGGGCACGACGTGGATTTTGAGGGAAAGCACTACACAGCTTATGAGGCCACACAGAAACAGCGGCAGGTTGAGCGAACTATCCGCAAACTGAAGCGAGAACAGACCGCATACAAGGCCGCAGGACTGACGGAGAACTACCAGGCGGTGACTGCCCGTATCCGGAGACTGAATCAGGAATACAAGGCGTTCAGCGAGGCGGCGGGGCTACCGTTACAAAGAGAAAGAATGCAGGTTCAATATCCGGAAGAGCTAACCAGCATAAAACAATTTTCCGGGCTGGAATCATATCAAGGGAATATAAAAATTGTCGGTAAATTCTCTTCCAGACAATATCAGGTGCAGCTTGACCCGCCGCAGATTAGCGGCGTGACAGACCACTTTGCAAACAACCTTACGATGAAACCGGATAGATCTGCATTGACGATTGAATCGTCGCAGAGTATCATAAATAACAGCAGGTTAGTTTTGTATCAGACTGACCGGAATACATTGAAATTCTTGGCAGATAGCGGTTATGTAGTTTTAAGCGTTGACGGGAAGATTGTAACAGCGGTCCCGGAAAAGCTAAGAAAGAAGTATCGGGACTATTTGGAGGGGAAATGATATGGCGAAAAATCACAATGATAAATGCGTTTGCCCTCTTTTTGGGCGAGAAATCCTATATGGAGAGTGCTATGAGGTCCAAGAAGTTCGGGAGGACGAGATGGACATGGAGCTTGCAATAGAGCCGTTTGACGTAGATAAAGCAAATGAAGTCTGCGAGAAGTGCAAGTGGTATGTTGTGGAGGGCAGCGCGTGATAAAAGAAATTAACGGGAAAACATGGTATTGCTGCCCGTACTGCGGGAAAGCTCTTTTCCCGGTTCGACCGGATACCAAAGTAGAGCACATGCCGTTTCGATGCAAGGCATGTAAGCACGACATGGAAGTAAATATCGCATAGAGCCAAGAGCCTGTGAGCCAAGAGCCATCAGTTTCCGAGGATTCCTCGGTGGTTGATGGCTCTTTTTGTTTTGCCGAGAGGCGTAAAACCGCAGGGCGACGGCCCTGACAATAAACGGAGGTAACTACTATGAGCGAACCTATCAATAATCCTACCCAGGCCCCTGCGCCGGAGCCCGCCCCTGCGAAGACCTTCACGCAGGAGGAAGTGGATGCCATGATCGGCAAGCGGCTTGCGAAAGCCATGAAGGGTATGCCCAGCGAAGAAGAGCTGACCGCCTACCGCACCTGGAAGGACGGGCAGGCCGGAGAGAAAGAACGCTGGGACAAGCTGACTGGCGAGAGGGATACTCTCTCCGGAAAGCTGACAACCGCAGAAGCGGAGAGAGACCAGTTGAAGCGTGAGTTGTATGTCCTGAAAAAGGGCTTGACCGGCGAGGAGGCGGAGTTCATCGCCTTCAAGGCAGGGAAGATGGTGGACGACAAGACCACCTTTGAGCAGGCCGTGGACGCGCTCACCGCCGACCGCAAGAAGACTTCCTTTGACTGGACTGCTCCAGTGGGCGGAGGGAAGCAAAAAACAGGAGAAAACGATGTAATGAACGCCCTGATCCGGGGCGCACTGAAATGAAAGGAGAACATAAATGGCTGTTGACATTATCGATAGAAGCAAACTTTCTGGGCTTATCCCTGAGCCCGTAACCCGTGAAATTATCCAGGGGGCCGTAACGGAGTCCGCTGTGCTGCGGATGGCTCGTCGGCTGCCCAACATGACCAGCAAGACGCAGACACTCAATGTGCTGGACGCTCTACCCACCGCCTACTTTGTCAACGGCGAGGCAACCACCGGCGCATCCGACTCCAAGGCTTCACTGAAGAAGACCACAAATATGGCGTGGGACAAGAAGAAAATCTATGCCGAAGAAATTGCGGTTATCGTCCCCATCCCCGAGGCCGTTCTGGACGACAGCGACTATGACATCTGGGGCGAGGTGCGGCCCCGTCTTCAGGAGGCATTCGGAAAGGTCATCGACGCCGCTATTCTGTACGGCACGGACAAGCCGACTTCTTGGCGTGATGGCCTTGTCCCTTCGGCCACTACCGCGAGCGCTGTTGTGACCGCTACCAGCGATATTTTCAAGGACATCATGGGTGAGGGTGGCGTGATTGCCAAGGTGGAGGAGAGCGGTTATATCCCCAACGGCGTGATGGCTGCCATTCAGATGCGCGCCAAGCTGCGCGGCCTTGTGGACAAGAACGGCCAGCCCATTTTCAAGACCGATATGCAGGGAGATCCCCGCTACGCGTCGGACGGCATGAGCATGTACTTCCCCGTGAACGGCGCTTACGACCCGGATGAATCTTTGGCTATCGTGGGTGACTGGAGCCAGTTGGTCTATGCCATCCGACAGGACATGACCTTTAAGATTTTCGATAGCGGCGTGGTGCAAGATCCCACCACTGGCAATATCCTTTATAACCTGATGCAGAACGACATGGTGGCCCTCCGCGCCGTCATGCGGCTGGGCTGGGAGATTCCCAACCCCATCAACGCCTTCAACGTCGGCAATGAGAACGCCTTCCCTTTTGCTGTTTACGCACCGGCGGGGGGTTAATAGGGTCTGACACTTTAACGCTATTCCCCAGCGGTCAGGCCCTATTGGGGAAACAGGTTTCCGAGCTTGTGGGTGATGACCTGAAGGTTTATGAGAGTGGCGCTGTAACGAGCACATTTCATTATGTGACCAACTACACCGAGTTCAGCGACGCCCCGGACGAGCAGAGCGGGTATTATTTCCCATTTCACCTGACAAAGACCGGGACAAAGATGACCTTCAAGAAAAATGGCTCTCCTACAAAGGAAGACATCCTGTTTGACGCGGACATTGTCTTCCGGGTGACCAAGGATGATACCTTCGAGGTGCTTGTTGATGATTCCAGCGTAGTGAAATTTAGTTTCACTGGGGCGACGTTTGAGCCGCAGGCTAAGACGAAAGCCCGTGCGAAGAAGTAAGGGGGCGGCCTGATGGCTTACGCAGATTATGAGTATTACACTGCTGCGTATCTAGGCACGGCTATCCAAATGGCTGACTTCCCTCGTTTGTCCCTGCGTGCAAGTTCCTTTCTGGACTACTACACGCAGGGCCGGGCGGCTCAAAACAAAGAGCTGGACGCAGTAAAGATGGCTTGCTGCGCCGTGGCAGAACAGTACCAGAGCATCGACCTTGCCCAGCAAGCGGCCCTGAATGCCCTTAAAAACTCCGCAAATGCTGGAGAGACTGGAGAGTTGCAAAGCCAGAGTGTGGGTAGCTGGTCCAAGACCTACCGAAGCGGCGGTGAAAGTGCCCAGCAGGCCGCGACAGCGGCGCAGTCGGCACAAACACATCTTGCATCTGTTGCAGCGCAGTATTTGGTCGGTACGGGCCTTCTATACCGTGGAAGGGGGTGCGGCTATGGACATGTTCCCCCATGTTGTGACGGTCTATAACACCTACGTTGAGACGGACCATTCCACCTTTGAGGAGACCACAGTGAACCACATCACTGTCCTACGGGGAGTCCTTCTGGATGCCTCTAAGGGTTCCAATGTAACCAAGAGCGGGCTGGAAAGCGCGGATGCAGTCAACCTGTACATTCCATTTTCGGTTGAGGCGTTGGACGGTGTGACAGGCATCCAAAGAAGGTATGTCGGGCCAGTCGAGTTCTGGAAAGCAGATGATAAAAGCGACCTATGGACGCTCTCTGTGGCCCGTGATAGTTTTTTCATCAAGGGTGAGGCTATACACCCGGAATGGACGGTACAGACCATAGAGGCCGACTACGACGGTGTGTACGATATTACTAAAGTCGATGAAAAGGACTTCGGCGGTGAAATGGCTCACTGGGAAGTTGGTGGGGTTTAATGCTGAAATTCAGTTTCCGCGCCGAAGGGCTGGAGGCAATCAGGGGCAAGTTGGATGAGGAGTGCACCAAAGCGGAGCATACTGTGGCACTCCAGGTGCGGAAGGACACATCACCATATGTTCCGATGCTTACCGGATCATTGGACAAACGGACGCGGGTAGATGGTTCAGAAGTGATTTACCCAGGCCCATATGCACGCTACTTATATTTTGGAAAACTAATGGTAGACCCGGCTACAGGTAGCAGTTATGCATCAAAGGGCACAACAAAGGTCTTGACTGACAAAAACCTTGTATTTAATACAGCATCACATGCGCAGGCACAATCCCATTGGTTCGAAGCCAGCAAGGCCGAGAATTTGGATAACTGGATTCGGACGGCGGATAAGGCGGTGAAACGTGAACTCTGAGAAAAAAGAGAAACCCCGCATGCTGGCGGCGACAGAAGAAGTGGATAAAATCTTCCGCTCCATGCTGGTGTGGGCCAATACCTTCCCGGAAAAGCCGGTGGACATCATTAAATATGAGTTTCTGTCCGCTGACCAGGGAGACGAGACCGGTATGGCATTGTCTACCATCCAGGGGACCTATATCACAAAGCGGTTCATCCTGGGCGGCTATCAGGCGGAGTACCAATTCAAACTAATTTATCGTATTAAGCCTGGGCGCAGCAACGACAAGCGCCTGGAGGCTGACGAGCTACTGAACCACTTCGGTGACTGGGCAAGAAAAAATCTTCCTGATTTGGGAGACGAGATTCGGGCGCTCCGAGTTGAGCCCACCACACAATCCTCTAAATTTGCCGCTTATGAGGACGGTTATGAAGACTACCAGATTTTGATGAAACTGACATATGAAGTTGGCGTTTGAAAGGAGAAAAACAATGCCTGAGTCTGATTTGACTTTTAATACTACGCCGGGCCAGACCGTAGGCCGTGAAATGTTAATTGCTTACCTAAACACTGGAGAGAGCTCTACGCCTACGTGGTCTCCAATCGGTAAGCGTGTAGAGGACAGTTCAGCCGAATACGACTGGCAAACAGAAACCAAAGTTGATATTTTTGGAAATACCTATACCAACGGGAAGAAACCAACCATTACACAAACCTTTGACCCATGTGAGTTGGATGCAGATGACGCAGCACAGGAAAAAATCTGGAACCTTGCTATCAAAGATCAGAACGTGAACGCTTTGATGAATCAAGATATGCTTATTGTCCATCTGTATGCGGGGACGGCCGGAACAGCGGTATTTGCTGAAAGATACTCCTCATGCTCTATTTTGCCGTCCGGGCTCGGTGGTGAAGGCGGTGGCACAATTGGGATGCCAATTGATGTTACATATGGCGGCACTAGAACTGTTGGTACAGCATCGATTAGTGATGGAACTGTGAAATTCACACCGGGAACCGTGGAGGTTTAACTTATGAAGGAACTGAATTTTGACTCCGGCCTTGTTACATATTCTTTGAATGGCAAGTGCGAGGTGTCGTTCAACCCCACTGACAGCAACTTCGTTGAGCGGCTGTACTCCGCTTTTGAGGATCTGGACAAGAAGCAGGAGAGCTACAAAGCACAGATCGAGAAGATGGTGGACAAGAAGGAAATCTTCGAGTTTGCCAAAGAGCGGGACGCTGAAATGCGCGGCATTATTGACGGCGTGTTCGAGGCCCCTGTGAGCGAGTCTGTCTTCGGCGGCATGAATGTCTATGCCATTGCCAACGGCCTCCCTGTCTGGTGCAACTTGATGATGGCGGTCATGGATGAGATTGATACCACTTTCACCAGAGAGCAGAAGCTTACTAACCCGCGCATCAGCAAGTACACAGCGAAATACCAGAAGTATCAGAAGAAGTAACCAAAGGAGCACGCCATGAGCTATGGACTTCCAAAAAGCGTGGATATAGACGGGCAGGAGTTTGCTATCCGCTATGATTATCGGGTTATCCTCGACATTTTCGAGGCCATGAACGACCCCGATTCCAGCGAGGAAGACCGGGCCCTTGACGTGCTCCAAATCTTCTATGTGGATTTTGACGAGCTGACCGACTATGACGCGGCCATAAAAGAGGTTTTTCGATTCATCAACGGCGGCGAGGAGCCACGGAAGCAGAAAGGCCCCCACCTTGTGGACTGGCCTATGGACTTCCCCCGCATCATTGCCCCTATCAACCGTGTGCTGGGCTATGAAGCCCGCGCTGTGGACTACGACATCGAAACCAACACGGGCGGCATCCACTGGTGGACTATCCTCGCGGCCTATGCGGAAATAGGGGACTGCCTCTTTGCCCAGATCGTCCGCATCCGCGACAAGAAGGCAAAGGGCAAGCCGCTGGACAAGTCTGACAGGGAGTTCTACCGAAAGAACCGTGACATTATCGACATCAAGCAGACTTACAGCGAGGCGGAGAATGACCTTGTAAAGATTTGGACAGGGGGATAACCTCCGGTTAACTGCACCTTGAAAACTTCATATTGAGATAGCGGAAATATTTTTGGAAAACCTCTTGACTTTCTGTGTACACGCTATATAATAAATGTGTACACAGAAAGAAGGTGATAAAATGTCGCCCCGTACAGGCAGACCAAAGGCCGAAAACCCGAAAGATATACAGTTAAAAATCAGAGCCGACAAACAAACGATTGAAGACTTAGATTTTTGCTGTGAGAAGTTGGACAAAACAAGAAGTGATATTATCCGGCTTGGTATCCAAAAGGTTAGGTCTGAGGTAGAAAAATAGAGTGCTGGCGGGCCTAGCAAGCAACACCAACACTCTACATCACCAGAGGTCTCCCACTGGATAAATCCATTCTATCACAGTGGGAGCCTCTAATCAATATGAAAAGAGGTTTTCCATATGAACGAGAAAAACACTCTTCAAGAATTGCTTAACCAGTTGACTAACAACGAGCATTGGGTCAAGCGTATTGCCGCCGCCTATCTGGGTGTAAGGGCCGAACAGGTGGTTATCGCGGTGAAAGGCGGTGATGCGGAATGAGGCCAGAAATGATTCAGTTGCGTGATTCGGTGGAAGAATCAGCAAACGACCTAAACCAGATTTGCAGTACAATGGAAATCCTGCTTGCCAGTATGTACGAGTCCAGCGAGGAAGCGAATCCAGTGAGGGAGGCTATGGCGCTCCTTTGGAAAAACACCATTGAAGTGCGTGACCGTTTGCTTGGGAGCTGCATAGATTCTGGATTCAGTTGGAAGGAGACGACCGCATGAACGAACTTAAAGTTTTTAATTTCCACGACATAGATGTAGTTGATAGTCGGGACGTGGCTGAAATGGTTGGAAGAAATCATAACGAGCTTTTGAAAAGTATTCGGACCTACCAGCAGTATTTAGCCGAGGGGAACTTCGCCCACGGCTCTTTCTTCATTGAAAGCAGCTACATGGATGGAAACAACCAAGAACGGCCCAGCTATTTAATCACCAAAAAGGGCTGTGACATGATTGCAAACAAAATGCAAGGCAAAAAAGGCGTACTGTTTACAGCGGCCTACGTCACGGCCTTTGAGAAGATGAACGAGCAGTTAAAATCACCCGCCCGCATTGCCCCGGAGGTATCTCCCAACGCCATTGCAAACCTGATCCGAATTACCCGTCGAGTGATGCTGGACATGGGCAGTACGCCCCAGGAGGTGGGCGCTATGACAAGAGACGTATTCGCAACCTGGAACATCCCGGTCCCGGTTTCCTTTAACCGTCAAATCACTGGGCAGATGTGCTTGCCTGGGATGGATGGAACAAAAGAACTGACGGCATAAAAAAGCCCCCGCTATCTCGATATGAGGTAGCGGGGGCTCTTATAACTAATTAATATCTTCCCTGTGAATTGTAAAGTGCTGTTTGCTGTCTCTGGCACTTCCAAGATCGATATAAGATGTTTGAAATTCCTCCCAATCGTCTGGAAGTTCCCATACAACATGCCCGACAATTTCCATACCAGGAGAAACAGCACCAACAAATACCACCGCATCATCTACGGTGCCAACAACGACCTTCGGCAACACCTTTCGCCCATCGGCGTAAGCATTAAAGCCAATGTTTGCTACATTTTGAACATTTTCCGTTGTGTTCTTTGCAGAAAAGATTACACACAATAGCCCCTTTCCTGAATCTTCCGGCTCTATTGTGCCGAGCGATGTTTCAAGAGCGGTTGTCCATTTTATATCCACAATCGACAGGTCAAATCGGTCTGCATTTAGCGTTGCATCAATGCCGACACTGTTTTCATCTATTTTCTCGGATGGTTCTGGCTGCTGTGTCTGCTGGTTGACAAGTTCGTTTTGCGCTGGCCCATTAGAACCAGAATTTGATGGTTTAGCAGTACGGCTGCCAAAGGTAATGGCAACAGCCGAAAGAACAGCGGCAATAATTACAACGGCGAATAGAACATTGTTTTTAACCCGTCTATTCCGATTTGTTTGGTTGTTTTCTGTATCAAATACGGCTGCCTGCGGCGTATTTGTTGCGTATTCGCTCTCAACTACGAGGTGTGATCCAGATATTGCTGTGTTTACAATTTTTGAAGTGTAATCCGGCGATACGAGGATTGAAATTGAACAGTCGATTTTACGCCCCTTTTGGAACGAAAGCGTATGGGGTCCATCTTGAGCGTATGCAGAAACGGTTGTGCCGTTTCTTAAAATCCCAACCACTTTGTCATCCAAAAGCACCGTGAAGTCAACAGCGCATCCCCACGGCGATTTTTCTCTTGTAATAATGATTTCTTTGTACCCTTCCAATGTAAATCTCTCCTATCAAGGTGGTGTTTAATGTGGCCGCTGACGGCTCCATCGTCATTGAAACCAATATTGACAATAAGAAAGCACAAAAAGAGCTGAATCAGCTTGCTAAGAAAATCCAATCGCTCGAAGATCAACTTACGTCCAAAAAGCAGGGGAGGTTTCCTTTAGTAGAAAACCTCAACGTTGTAAATGCGGAGTTGGAGGAGGCCAGGAAGCAGTTATCCATGCTCCAGGACGAACAGAATGCTATCAATGCCGCCATGAAACCTGGTTCGTCCGCTGATGACTATATGCGTGCCTATTCTGATAGGCCTATGGTCGATTCCCAATTGAAAAAGCAACAAGAAAAGGTTGACGCAATTGAGAAAGAGTGGAGGCAGGCTGAAAAAGCGCTTTCAGATTATGATTCCAAAATTTCTGGCTTAGAAGGAAAGTTGAACCTGGCAAAAGAGGAAGCCGGAGGGCTCCAGCAGAACATGGCAAAGTCCGGCCCTGCCGCCGCCAAAATGGCAAAATCAGTAGATAGAGCGCAAAAGAGCGCAAGCAAATTTTCCTCTCGCATGCGTGAAGTTATCAGAAGTGCGCTTGTATTCACGGTCATTACACAAGGTCTTGCGAAGTTCCGTGAATGGATGGGGAAAGTCATCAAAACAAATGACGAGGCTAGAGCATCTATTGCACGTCTAAAAGGGGCTCTCCTGACACTCGCTCAGCCGATGATTGAGGTCATTATACCAGCATTTACAAGTTTTGTCGATATGTTGGCCCGTATAATTTCAATGGCCGCCCGGATTACTGCTGCGCTTTTTGGTACAACAGCAGAGAAAGCTGCGGACTCCGCTGAAAATCTGTATGAGGAAACAGAAGCACTTGAAAAAACGGGTGAGGCTGCGGAGGAAGCTGGGAAGTCGCTCGCCTCTTTTGATGAAATCAACCAGCTTTCAGGGAGCAGCAATAAAAGCGAAAATCAGGCACAACAGGACCAATCAATCGAGCCAGATTTCTCTATTGTAAAAACCAGTATTCAGGATGCCCTTTCGGCCATCCTTGAGCTACTTACTGGTGCTGCACTCCTTGCAATTGGTGCAATTCTTGTATTTACAGGAGCAAGTATCCCGGTCGGACTCGCCTTGATGGTAGCTGGTGCGCTTGCTATTGTGGATGCTGTTACATCGAATCCAGAAGCTATAAAGGCGTTATTACAAGGAGGGCTTGGTGAGGCCCTTTCTATTATCGGGCCTCTGGTTGCCGTGATTGGCGTTCTTTTGGTTGTTACGGGACATATTCTCATTGGCATTTCGTTAATCATTATGGGCGCAGCAATTTGGGCTACGGGGGCGGCATCTGGCGACGAAGGAGACTTTATCCAAAATATTTTAACAAGACTTTCGGAGGCGGCCGCAGTCATTGGTCCCCTGATTGCCGTTTTAGGTGTTTTTCTTGTCATCACTGGACACATCCTACTTGGTGTGGCGTTTATTATCGCTGGAGCAGCCCTTTGGGCCGTCGGTAAAGCCGCAGGCGATGAGGGGGATTTTGTTGAAAACATAAAAACAAGACTTTCGGAGGCGGCTGTAGTAGTTGGCCCCCTGATCGCGGTTCTTGGTGTTCTCCTTGTAATCATGGGGAATATCTTAATGGGTATTTCCTTCATTATTGCAGGTGCGGCGATTTGGGCCGTTGGTAAAGCCGCTGGCGACGAAGGAGACTTTATCCAAAATATTTTAACAAGATTGCAAGAAGCGGCGGCGGTTATCGGGCCTCTGATTGCTATAATCGGCGTAGTATTGCTCGTGACGGGAAGCATCCTTAAAGGTCTTGCGCTCATTGTAATCGGCATTGCGCTCTGGATGGTAGGAAACAATTACACCATACAGTGGTCTGCATTAATAGACACAATTGTTCCGGCATTGCAAAGAGCGGCAGAGGCTATTGGTCCATGGGTTGCAATTATTGGCATAGTCCTTCTTGTTGCTGGGCAGATCCTGCTTGGTATAGGATTAATCGTTCTTGGTATTGCTATATTTGCGTTTGGGAAAATGGATATGGATGGCGGCGAATCGCTAATTGATACTATCGTTTCTGCACTGTCCGCGGCAATGGTAGAGATATCGCCGTACATTGCAATAATTGGCCTCGTTTTGATTCTGGTTCCAGGTATGCAGGGGATCGGCATTGCCTTGCTAGTTGCTGGAATTGGGTTGTTTATTGCTGGTACGGCATTAGCTGCATCCAATAGCACTGAAATGAAAAGTTGGGTTGAAGTGTTGCAGCTTGATCAGGTATCTCAGTGGGTATCTACGGCGCTCCTGCTCGCTGGTATTGCATTAGTGGCAATCGGAGCAATGACGCTTAATCCGTTTTTCTTGCTGGCTGGAATAGCCCTTTTAGGCGGTGGCGTTGCGCTCAAAGCATTAAACAGTAGCGGAAAAACAAGTAGCGGTTCCTTTTCAGCCAGATCCGGCTCAGGCCGAATGTCAGTACCAAGGCTTTCAATTGATGACGTTCCTGCCCTTGCAAAAGGCGCGGTCATACCGCCTAATAAAGAGTTCCTCGCCGTACTGGGAGATCAAAAGAGCGGGACAAATATAGAGGCTCCAACATCTGAGATTGAAGCCGCTGTTGCCCGTGGGATGCAGCGATATGGTGGCGGCGGCTCCAATACAGTTATCTTGGAAATCGACAAGCAGGTGCTTGGTCGCGTATCTTATCAAGCAACTCAGAGCGAAGTTCAGCGTATCGGCGTAAATTTGGTGGAGGGTTAAATGAGCTATATCAAATTGAACGGCATTGAGTTTGACGCAGATGTTGCAATTTCGACTTATAATCGAAGTTTCAATGTGCTAGATGGAGATAATGCTGGCCGAGTGCTTTCCGGTCGAATGATACGTGATGTTATTGGAACCTATCTTGGACATAAGATTACAGTGTTTCGCAGAGGAGACAATTACGAAGGGCTGGATACCTTTTGGGACTATCTGTACCAACACTCAGTCGATGATAGCGTTATGTTGGAGGCTGCGGACGGACAGACAACCATCTCCTACGAGGCGTATTATACTAGCGCATCTCAAGACATGGAGAAGGTAGAAGGTAGCGTAAATTATTGGGGAGAAATAGAGGTAAGCTTTGTTCCGATAGACGCACAGGTCAAGCCGTAAAAAGTGAGGATAGGCGATGGCAAACAAAAACAAAATTGTGTATGGCGACAGAGTGTTTGAGGGCAACAAAATTAAAAGCGGAAATCTTCATATTGCAACATCTCTTCTATCTTCCTCTCTGGAAGCCAATACCTTATCAGTCGTAATTGAGACTGAGGACAGAACAATTACAGAGTTTGAAAGAAACGCTCCAATTGTTTATTTTTATGATGACGTTCAGACCGGTGTGTTTTATGTGAAATCAATTGACCGGAATGGCCCTAATACATATAAGATATCTGCAACAAGCGCAATTGGGCTTTTATCTGAAAATCAGCATTATGGAGGAATCTACTCTGGAGAGACTGCATCCGAACTTCTTGCTTCCATATGCGGCACAATACCATACGAGATAAAAACAAATTTAGCAGACATAAAATTGTATGGTTGGTTACCTATCGCTACGGCAAGGGATAACTTGTCACAGGTTCTATTTGCAATTGGCGCAACTATTCGAACTGATCTAAATGGAGTTCTTCGGATTGCGGCCCTTTGGGATGGAATTAGCGGGAACCTTGGTTTAGACCGAATGTATCAGGGACCGAGCGTCACTAACGCGGCCAAAGTAACCCAAGTAATTGTTACAGAACACCAATATATAAAATCTGGTGAGTCATCCACACTTTTTGAAGGGTCCGTAGAAGAAGGGAAAATTGTTACATTTGATGATCCTGTGTTTGGCTTGTCTGCATCTGGCTTTACTATTTTAGAGAGTGGGGCCAATTACGCGAAACTAACATCTGGGTCTGGTAAGCTTACTGGAACAAAGTATACGCACAACAAGAGCCAAATCATACGTGATATTGTTTCAGCCCAAGAGCCAAATGTAAAGAAGGTCGAAAATGCTGCGTTGGTATCGCTCACAAACTCTGCGGCTGTCGCAGACCGGATGAAAAATTACTATAAGCATGCTCAATCTATCCAAGCACCAGTTGTCTATAAAGGGGAATCAACAGGGAACCGTGTGTTGACGTGGGACCCATATAACAAAGAGCCAGTTACGGCTTGCATTGAAAAAGAAGACATTACCATCTCAAACACATTAAAATCAAGTTCGGAGATGCTTGTTGGATATGTACCTTTGAAAATAGAACACACTGAAATACTTGAAAATAGAGTGATCCTTACCGGATCAGGTGAATGGACTGTCCCGGAAGGAACAACATATGTAAGAGTAGTTTTAATTGATGGAGGACAAGACGGACAGCCTGGCGGAGATGGAACTGTTGGTAATGTGGCACGTAGCGATAATGACATGGACATAACTAATAAAGACGCATCTGAAAACGAGGAAGTGTCCGCAACGGCAAATATATCGCTTAGGTCACAATCTGCTGGAGTTGGCGGAGATGCTGGGCTTGGAGGGTTAGGTGGAAGAATATTTCAATCCTCCCTAAATGTAGAAAGCGGTCAGACGATTTCTTACTCGTGCGGAACATCTACAAATTATGGTGAAGATAGCATTACGAAATTTGGCGAACTTTTGTCATCTAGCGGGAATCGGAATGAATTGGGCTATACGGATCCAATAACAGGGGAAACATATGCTGTTCCGGGTAAAGGTGGAGTTAACGGAGGAGATGGAGGCGGGCCTGGAGAACCAGGAGAAGACGCTGGTACTGCAAAGGGAGGGCAAGGTCTAAGCGGTAGAACAAGATCAGATAAAGATACATATTCTGGATCTTATGTAAGCGGAATTTGGTTTAGTTCGGAAGTAAATGGTAATGTAACCTTTGGAGATTCTGGAGGCGGTGGTGCTGGAGGGAATGGAGAAAATGGAACTAACTCTAGTGGGAGCACAAGTATCATTGTAAGATTTAACGACTCGAACGGGTCGTCAGGAGAAACTATAGCAACTTCATTGGGAGGGGGTTCTGGAGGAAACGGCGCAGACGGGCAAGATGGGCTTACATACGGATCTGGAGGAGATGGCGGAAGTGGTGGTGGCGGAGCCGGTGTATGTGGGGCGCTGAAAGTAACGACACATACCAAAACGAAATGGGAAAGAAGATCTGGTAGTACAGCGACTAGTTATGGATTGAGTGCAGTTGCGCGAGCGACCGCTTATGCCGCATCTAATATAAGGGGTGGAAGCGGAGGGAAAAAAGGGAATGGCGTACAAGGATGTATTATTTTGTATTATGGAGTTCCCCAAAAGATAGTCTCCGGCCCAGTGAAAGATAAAAATGGTCGCGTTGTTCTAGACAAGCTAGGCCGTCGGCTAATTGTGTGAGGTGAGAAAATGGAACTGACTCTGGAGGAGCGTGTAGCGGCACTTGAGCGGAAATTATCAGCCAGAGAAGCGGCAGAAGAACCAACCGAATACTACACCAGCAAATACAGCGGTGAGGAGATCGATGCCCTCCTGGACAAGGTGGCCGCTATGGATGGAGGCGGGACATAATGCTCATCATGGCAAATTGGTACATCTGCACCCCGCCTAAATTTTGCCTCGGGTTTGAGGGCGACAATGAGGTTGTAGCCCTCGAAATCTCCACCGACCTCACAGACGAGTGGGACTTAAAGGTGGATGTGGAGAAGAGCGGTCAGAAGAATATTATCCAGCTCCATCGCGTCGGGCAAGTGTACTCTGCCCTGCTGACCTCCTCCATGCTGGCTGATGAGGGACAGTATTTGCTGCAGGTCAGGGGTACACTCGGGGAGCAGGTGCGGCATAGCAACATATTTTACGCAACTGTCCATGACTCCATTAACGCCGTAGACGCTTTCCCACCTCCCCTGCCCTCCGAATTTGAGCAGATGGAGGAGCGCATTACAGACCTAAACCAGCATCCCCCGAGGCCCGGCCTGGATGGGTTTTGGGAGATTTGGAACCCGGATAGCGGCCAGTACGAGGCGTCGGATATCCCTTTACCGGAGGGTGGAGGAGGTACATCCTACAACATCGGGCACGGGCTAAAGCTGGACAGAGACACAAGGACGTTATCTGTGGACACAGTAAGCGGCTTTGACGAGGGTGATAATACGCTCCCCATTACCGCAGCCGCGGTGCAGGAGACGGTAGGCAATATCGAAATCCTGTTAGGGACAATTTGAAAGGTGGGAAAGTATGAGTGTAGCAACTGAAATCAGCAGAATCCAAACAGCGCGGAACACTATCAGGTCAAAGGCCGTTGAACTGGGCATCGGCACAAGCACGGACGATCTGACCAAGCTGGCAACGGAAATTGATGGAATTGAGAACAGAGGAGCGGTATCTGCTACTGTCCAAGAGGGCGATACATATACCATCCCCAAAGGCTACCACAACGGCAGTGGCACGGTGTCAGGGGTGTCCGGTGGCGGAAACTATAACCTCCAGAGCAAGACTGTCACGCCAACCAAGTCCCAGCAGAATGTGACGCCCGACCCCGGCTATTATGGCCTGTCCGATGTGACAGTAGCCGCCATCCCCGGGAACTACCAGGACGTATCCGCCGTTACGGCTACCGCCGCTGACGTATTGACTGGCAAGGTGTTTGTGGACAAGGCAGGCAAGACCACCACAGGTACCATGCCAAACAATGGGGCGGCGACTGAAACACTGACCCCGGAAAAACTGTCTTACACCATCCCGAAGGGGTATCACAGCGGGACAGGAAAGGTGCAGATCACCCCGGAGACGAAGAGTGTTACGCCAAACAAGTCTGTCCAAACAGTGGAGCCTACAGACGGCAAGGTACTCACGTCCGTTGAGGTAGCGGCCATCCCGGAGGCTTATGTGGACACCTCTGACGGCACAGCGGTTGCCGGGGATATCCTTAATGGCAAGACCGCTTACGCAAAAGGCGCGAAGGTCACTGGCTCAATGGCAAACAATGGGGCGGTATCCGGGGAGATTGACGGCTTGACCACAACCTCCTTTGCCGTCCCTGCGGGTTACACCACTGGGGGCTCGGTGAGCCTGACGGGCGACATTGAGGAGGCCCTTGCGGCAATCTGATTGGAGGCGTGGTATGAGTATTCAGAGCGAAATTGACCGACTGTCCGCCGCTAAGGCAAGTATCGCAGCGTCACTACAGGATATGGGAGTAGAACCGCCGTCGGGCACCACACTGGAGCAGTACGCCGCCCAGTTAGCCGCTATCGCCACGGCTGCGCCCTGGCTCTCAATACCCGGCAGCGGCACGATGCAGATGGGGGAGAGCCTGGGCAACGGCCCCTACACCATCGAAGTAACCGAAGACGGAGAGGGCGGCGGCCTCTCCGCCGAACAGGTGGGCTACAGCAACACGGGCAGCGGCCTGGAGGCCACCAATGTGCAAGAGGCGATCGACGAGCTGGCGGGCAGAGGTAGCAGCGGTGTGATCACCTTCAACGGACGATCTGGTGCAGTTGTCCCCCAGGAGGGGGATTACACGGCTAATATGGTTGGGGCTTTACCCAACAGTACAAAGCTGGCAGACCTACCAGCAGATGAAAGCCACAGAACAGTAAGCGATACAGAAAAAAGCGCTTGGAACAGCAAAGGAGATCCGGCCAAGAGCACCACAATTACTCTGCTGTCCAGCGGGTGGACGCAAGGTGGGGACGGAAGGTACAGCCAGACGGTTGCCTGCTCCATTGTGGCGGCAGACACAGCGGTAGTGAGTGTAGACGTAGCGCTGAGTGGTACAGATTTGGACGCGGACGCAGAGGCGCTGAACGCTTGGATGGGGCCATCAGCGCAGAACGCCGTGCAGGGAGCTGGTACACTGACCTTTTACGCGGCAGAGGCCCCGACCGTCAACATCCCGGTCAATGTGGGGGTGGGATGATGGTGTTCCTGCATAGGGGTGGCCCAACTGGAGATATGGGGATCTCTGCTGGTGATTTGGAGATAGGACAGGTAGTACATCTAAATGAAAGCGGGGTCCCGATTGATTATCTGGTAGTACATCAGGGCATACCGTCCAATCTATATGATGCATCGTGTGAGGGAACATGGTTGCTGCGGAAGGATATCCGTGAGATGGGACCATGGAATACCAGCAATGTAAACACCTTGGCTGGAAGTACAATCATGACCACAATGGCTAAATATGTGCAGGACTATGATAGGCGAGTACAAGAAGCCATAAGGGCAATCAAGATACCGTACTGCGTTGGTGGTGGAGATTATACAACTATTAACGGCGGAGGGAACGGTTTGGATTGCAAATTATTCCCGCTGGGTGGATACGAAATGGGGCTTAACAAATCGGATGTTCCCAATATCCCGATTGATGGAGCCAAACTTGCATACTTTGAGTCTGGAATAGGCGAATCAGCCACCAAAAAACGTAATGCTGATAATATTTATTATACAAGGACTGCATTTGAGACGAGCTATAATGATGCGGTATTGCTTTGCTACACAACTGGTAAACACGGTGGGGCAGTACTTAATACCCCTGAAGAATATCGATGCGCCCTAATCCTCCCATACAACTTTAAATTCCTAAAGTCAGAGGTGCTCTGATGGTATATGTATCGCGCTTTTTTGTTCCTGCTTCAAGCGGTATTTCTGCGGGCGACCTTGAGGTCGGAAAGGTTGTGCGGCTCAACGAGAAAGGAACCCCGGTGGACTATCTGGTGGTTAACCAGGGGATACCGGAGGACAGCCCGCTTTATGATGCGTCCTGCGAAGGGACATGGTTGCTACGGAAGGACATCCGTGAGATGGGACCGTTTAACTCTGGTGGAGGAAATGCGCTTCCTGGTTCCAGCATTTTGAGCACTATGTCTGGATATATGAAGGACTACGATTTGCCAGTTCAAGCAGCCATTAAAACGGTGAAAGTGCCGTATTGTGTTTGGAATGGTTCTGCTACAGTTAACAGCGGAGAAAACGGTCTGCAATGCCGAGTATTCCCAATAAGCGGATATGAAATTGGATTAAATAACAGCCTGTCCTCATACCTCCCAATAGATGGAGCAAAACTATCTTACTTTATTGATGGTGATGGCGCTGATGCTAGGAGCAAAAGAATTGCGAAATTCAACATGACGAATGAGTTTTACTGGACACGGTCTCCATCAAATGCGAATAATGTTGGTAATTGGTACATCTCCGTTGATGGAGGTTATGGTAATAGCTATTCCTATAATTCCTACGGTATCCGCTCCGCCTTAATCCTCCCTTACGACTTCCAATTTACCAAAAAGGAGGTGTCGGCCTGATGGTGTTCTTCATGTCGAGAGGGCTACCCTCCAACAAAACATATGACCCTGTGTTTGCAAACAATGACTGGGCCTCTATCATCGAGGCATGCCACGCCAATGAGGTTCTGGACACCTGGGTAGCTGATGGCACCTGCTACAAGGACATGGACATCGGCGGCAAGGCATACCGTATCGACATCATCGGGAAGAACCACGATGATCTGTCAGACGGGACGGGCAAAGCACCGCTGACCTTCCAGATGCACGACTGCTACGATACCACCTACCAGATGAACAGCAGCAACACCAATGCGGGCGGCTGGCGGGATTGCCAGATGAGGACGCAGACCATGCCCGCGTTGAAAGCCCTGCTTCCGGCGGAGGTGCAGTCTGGGATAAGAGAAGTTAATAAACTGACCAGCGCAGGGAATCAGAGCTCAATCATTGTGACCACCAGCGATGAATTGTTCCTGCTGTCAGAAATCGAAATTTTCGGCAGCACCACCTACTCCTTCGCTGGAGAGGGCACCCAGTATGACTACTACAGGATAGGAAACAGGACAGCAAAAAATATAAATGGTAATTTAAACGCATGGTGGACTCGCTCTCCAAATGCTACAAGATCGGATATCATTTGCCTTATAGGCATCAATGGAGGGATTGGAGGCACAAACCCCATTAAATCGTATGGAGTCCCCTTATGCTTCTGCTTCTAGGAGGTAACATGTACTTAAAAATCGGCGAAAAGCAATACAGTGTCTCCCGCCGGGTTGTGACAGAGGATACCATCAAATATCTTTCGGTCAAGCCATCGCCCGGAGAGGTGACAGGCAAAATCCAGATGTACCGGGATGATGGGTTTCTTTTGTCAGAGGATGATGCAGGGAACTATACCCGGCAGACCTACGCTGGTACGCTGCTGACCCTGACCAACAAGCCGGTTCCTGAACCAGTCCCCCAACCGTCAGAGCCGAGCATGCAGTCACAGTACGCCGCCGCTATGAGGGTCTACGCGGCCACCAGCACGGCCATACCTGACACCTACGCCCTGGACATGCCCGACCTGTTTCCCACGTGGGAGGCGGCGCTGGAGGCCGGAGAGGAATTACCTGCGGGCCGCATCCTCAACGACGGCGGCCAGCTCTACCGGATGGTACAGGCGGTAACGCCACAGGCGGAGATGCCACCGCACGACGACGGTATGCTCGCCATCTACCGGCCCATTGACCGTGAGCACGCTGGCACAGCGGACGACCCCATCCCGTGGGTGTACGGCATGGACTGCCACGCGGGCAAGCACTACAGCTACAACGGCAAGGTCTACAAGGTTGCCGAGGGTGGGGACATGATTCCCTGTACGTGGCCGCCCGACAGTCCCGGCATGTGGCAATGGGTGGAGGTGTAGCACATGGCTATCGTTGTAAACGGCAAAAAAGTTGCCGGTGTTGGAATGCCGGGCAAGGACGGCGCACCGGGCAAGGATGGATTGCCCGGCAAGAGCGCCTATCAGGCGGCGGTTGACGGGGGCTACATCGGCAGCGAACAGGAGTTTAACGCGGCGCTGGCCTCCATTGGAGACATCAACGCCGCGCTGGATGCAATCAACGGGGAGGTGGTTTGATGAGTACGACCGCGGACAAGCTGGCCTATCTCAGCGCTACAAAGGACACCCTAAAGGCCATCCTCACGGCCAAGGGCGTGGAGGTACCAGAAGGCACCACATTTCGCAGAATGGCGGAGATGGTGGGGGAGATTCAGAGCACGCCGGAATATGAATTGGTTGAGGTCTCAACTTCCGGTGCGAATACACAATTTATCACCTTAAAAGATGGTGCTCTGCTTGCTACATTTGACATGGATGCCACGGTTCAGGTTGTTAAAGGTACGATTTTTACCTTTGCTAACAATATATCATCCCCGTCTATAACGGGTGATCTAAAAAACCTGGGCGTGGATACAAAAGGATACCCCATGATAAAAGTGAACGGGGCAGGGAGCATTAAAACAGGAGGAGGGGGAAGCAACTGAAAATTTTGCCTATGCGCCTAAACTTTTCCCTCAAACCTGGACGGCGCTTCCAGCGGCTTTCCGGTGCGCCAATCACGGTTGGGGTCGTGTGCAGCCCAAGCCTCTGCGCCGCACTTCTCGCACTTCTGGCCCTCCCATAGCCACTCCCTCTGACCATTGACCCATGCGGATGGGCACACAGCTCCACACTTGGAGCAGATCACAACGATATTCATAAGACACCTCCCGATAAAAAGACCGTGGCGGAGGAACCATCTGCAGAAATCGTTAGGAGGAATTTCATGTTGATGGAAAGGAGTTTGCCAGCCGCCACGGCTAAAAAAGTATACCACAAAACAAAAATGAAAGGAAGTACCACAATGAAAAACATCAACTGGAACGAGCTCACCCCCGCCTGCTACGCGATCGCAAATGCCAACGATGTAGATGTGGGTGTAGGCGGCAGCATGGTGCAGAACAACATCCGCCACGGCAGGGCGGTGGACATCGGCGCGGAAAATCTGCCTGTAGCTTTCCGGCCTGACTGGGATGCCCTAGGAGCTAATGTAGATCTGGCCGCAGAGAACGACGAATTTAACGCCTGGATCAGAAAGCGCCAGAGTAACGTCAAGTCCCTGGCCGCCCTGTGGAATGCAAAGGACTATCAGGGCATGATTGAGCTGATGGAGAACACCGCCGACCCCGGCCCCATCAACGGCGAGAAGCCCAGCGACCATGAGTAAGCTCATTACATACGTCCCGCTCTCGTCCGTAGAACGGATTGAGCTGAGAGTCACCAACTGCCGCAAGACACTTTCCCAGGTCAAGTCAGAGACTGGTGCCCACTATGTGTTGAATGGCGGCATGTGGAACCCAGATGGCTCGGCCTGCCCGCTGCTCAAGGTGGGTGGGGTAATGCGCTCCGGCACACCATGGAGGACAATGGGCTACGCCTGGGACAAGGGCCCGGACATCCGCATGACCTCCGAGTACGAGGGAGCGGCCAACTTTATCGCGGTTACTGCCCTCATTGCCTCCGGCAAGCCGGTGGATAAGCCCTCCTAT